GATATTAGTTCTCTTGGCAAATTCTACCTGCTTGCCGTCCTTGATTGCTTTAATCTTGGAAGTACCTGCATTTGAGATGTTACCAAACGTTACTACAAAGGTGGCATCATACCACATGGCAAATCCTCCTTTATTCATAAGCTTGGGTTGACCCATTGGTGATTCAGGCTTTTGAGTCCATACTTTGTTTACTACTACTAATGTATTTGTAAACGGTGAAGACTCTTTCCTTGACATTACAATCCGTTGGTTTACTCCATTACCAAACTGAGTCGACATTGCACCTGCATTCCATTCGTTGTTATTTTTGTTAGAACGTACTGAAAGGTCGCAAGGTACTGAACCGATTGAATCCCAGAGGAATAAAAGGTCATGAGGTAGACTTCCTTTCTTCTGCTCATCAATCAAGTCTAAAATGAATCCGGCAACATCCTCGATTGTATTTAGAGTCTCTCTATCAACGTAGATAAAGAATCCACCGTAATCAAGAACTTCCCCGGTCGTTTCATCAATAGTCTGTTCTACCTGAAGACCCATCTGAATAGCATGCTCCCAGTTCCATTTCATCTCAGTAATAATAAATACCGGAAGTACTCCTGCTTTCTGAGCTGATACTGCAGCCTCAAGCAATGCTGTGGTCTTTCCTGTATCGGAATGACCTCTTAGCATTACAATGTGACCCATTGGCATTCCTGGAATAGATGTTACTTCCTGGAAGGCTGGTGATAAAGGAATCCACTTTTGGTCCTTAAAACGAACATTACTTTTTAGTAGTTTTTTTTCTTTAAACTTATCTAGAGAGAATCCTTTTTTTAATTCTGCTGATACTGCTTCTGTTAAAGAAGCTTTTTCTTTTTTAGCCATTTTTATATCTTATTTTTGCAATTTTCAAAATGCCATCGTTTCATTTGGCTGCTACCACCTTCTAATGAGCAATGAGGGCATTTTACTCTGTCTTTTGGTTTTTTCATTTTCTGTTTAGTTTCTTCTGAATGCTTAAAGCCTTCTCGGCTCTTTAGCCTCTTAGCTTCTGCTTCTGGGGATTTTTTTCTGCCTTTCAATGCTTCAGATACTTTTTTTCTAACTGCCGGGTCCTTCATGGGGTTTTTATCTCCTAGTTTAGATTCTCTCATAGCAGCTCTGCGCTTGTCTGATACGTCCCATTTTTGTATAGGTTCAGCAGGTTTTTCCATTCTCTGAGCTATTAAATTTGCGGCAAAGTATTCTCCCCTAGTGTAGTGTAGTTTGTAATGATCCTCAATAGATAAACAAAGTAGATTCTCTAAACAATTATTTTTTCGATTACCATCAATATGATGTATTTCGTAAGATCTACCCTGCTTATCTACCGGTATGGGACCATTTTGTTTTATCCAAAGTTTTCTATAGTTCATATTTACTTTATTATAAATATGCTCTGTTCTTTGAATTTAACAAACTGCAATTAGAAAGGTAAATCGTTGTCGTCGTCGTTGAATAAAGAATCGAACTTGTCGGCTTTAGACTCTGGCTTCTTAGCTTGAGCCTCCAAAGAGAATTTAGTCTCAGGCTTTTTCCAAGGAAGTTCTTCAGCAGCAGGTTTTGCATCATCAAAGTTAGAAGCAGGCTCAGAAGAGATTACTCCTTCTTCTTCGTCAGGTGCCAACCATTTCTGCAATACAGACTTCATATCATCGAAAGACATTCTTGAGAATACTTTCAAAGGATCAGGCTGTTCATTCAAGATAGTTTGTAGCAATGCATCATTGTCAGTCAAAGCAGACTCTTTAGTACGTGCACGAACGGTAGTTTTATTAAAACCGGTTCCTGTGGTATCAGCACCTACTGTAGTCAAGTTCAAGTCACGACCTGAAATGATATCAGTGTAGTCCCCGATGTCCTCATCTTCTACCATAGAAAGCAATTCCATGTAGATTTCTTTACCAAAGCCCCAAAGTTTAACACCTTCAGCTTCTTCACCTCTAACAATAACAGGTACAAATACCCTCATTTTAGGATCGAGTTTACGTGCCAATCTCCAAGACTCTTTGTCTTTACTAGTTCTTAACTGCTTGGCGAATTCAACGATAGGATCTTTCTCACCCCAGTTTGTTGGAGAGATGATTGGATTCTTGTCGATTCCGTAGTGGAAATACAGCTCCGAAAAAGGATTTGATTTATTGTACGCAGAAGGTACAATACGAATTGTTTGCTTGCCCACGGCAGGTTTCCAGAAGACATTCTTACGTGCCTCTCCGGAAGGACGGCTTTGCTGAGTTTGCAAAGCATTTAGCTTTGCTCTAATTGAATTGATATCCATAAATTGTTTTTATTTTAATATACGTAACCTAATTGAGAATAGCAACTTATAATTCAACGATCTGATAAATCTTTGTGCGTAGAAGCTTAAGATCACCTTGTTGAGTTAATAAGACTGTATTCTTGTAATGCTGCCAATTGATTCTGTAGTTTGTATCTACAATGCCTTCATTCAGGCTCTTAATCAATTCATTCAAAGCATTAATCGTATAGAGAGTATTTGTCTCTTTTTTCCTATGAACTAGGATGGTATTTTCTGGAATGTTGTTGATGTTAGGTTGATCAACGTTATAAGTACAAACGTACTCGTCGTTGCTCTTAATATGCAAAACAAAAATCTTATTATATAAAATAGTGTACTCGCTCGTAATCTCCTTTATAAAAGAATCCACTTCATTTAGTGGTACGAATGTACAAAATAACTTATTATTCACGTCTCCGATATTGATAGTTTCTCTATCATAAATATCAAAGGGGCTGTAAAGTGTCGTAGTCTGGTCCATAACTTGTTTTTATCTTTAAATTTTTGTCGTTAAATACTTCTAATATCTTCTTAATCTCCTCTTTATCCTGCTTACTAACGTCCAATAAGAAAGCATCATAAGTATAAAGTACTAATTTTGTCTCCTTGTTATTAATAATATAAATGATTTCTTTAAGGATTGCAACGTTGCTGTAAGTTTCCCAATGCTGTATTATGTAATTAAACAGCTTTTGAGGATTCATGTTAGGTAAGTCATCTTTCTTAAATACTTTTCCGGTCTCCTGAACTACATACTTACCCTTACTGCTGAATGTACTCCAGATATCCTCAATAAGCTTCTGAGTTAACTGAAAGAATTCAAAGTCTTTATATTGATCGAATATATGTCCGTATAGTTGCTTAAATACTAATCCTTTTGCTTCTGCTCGGTCCATTCCGTACTTAGCTGCAAAATCTTCATAAATATCCCCGGTCGGTGAATCATAACCAACCATCTGTCCAATCAACGTAGGATGGTAAGCAGTTAAGTCAATCTCCAATAAAAAATCGTTTCTTGGTACAAAAACCGATCTAGAACCGTTTTCTTTAGGTAAAGCAGCAAAGTTTAAGCTGTTAAACGTATTAGAAGGTCGGCCAGTAGTCGTATTGAGGTTGTATTGAGTGAATGTATACGAGTTATAGCGGGATAGAAAGGGTCTCTTCAAGTCAAAGTACCTTTCAAAGGCACTATTAACCTTCAAACCGTTTCTTTCTATAAACCAGAATACGTTAGATAGATCATCGTGATATTCGTTTGGAATATATTTTTTAATTACTGAAGTATATTCTTCAAATATAATCTCACACTGCTCAAAATGCTTTACTATTGGAATTACTGAATTAAGATCTTCACTTTCATAATACCTTTGAGAGTAGAAGCTATGAGCATGAGTCTGCTTTCTTACCTCCTTATACTCAAATAAATTAAGATCATAAGTATTTGAACCGAAATAAGTATAGCTTAATGCTTTTTTATCCGGAGTGTAGATCTTCTTGAAAGTTCTTAGGTATTCCTTAACCTGTAGAGGATCAAACTGCAGAGCTTCCGGATGAAAATAATTAATTAGAAAGCCTTTCGGCTGAGTAACGTCTCTAAGATAAAGACTTAACGGTGCATAAATGCCCGGATGAATTTCCGGATGAGTCTGAATAGGAAGTACGAAGATTTCTTCTCCTAATTCAAATTGCAACTTATCGAACTGCTCTTGTGTTTCTACTAACCAAAACATAACCTTTCAATAAAGATAAGGACTAATGTTCAGGAATCCTACTTTTTATAGAACTTTAGGTAG